AATAGTTACACTAATAATAACTCAATCATCTCAAGATGGCAGTTACAAATTGGTTTAAAATATTTGTTTAATTAATCCATATAATAATAGGATTAAAATAAAAGGGGAGGCTTTATAGTCTCCCTTTTTTTATGTATATTTATCAATATAAAACAAAAATTATGAAAAGAGTATTAGCATTGATTACCATTCTTTTAGTGTTTTTCACTATCGGCGGTAGAACACAAGATTTAGTAGTTTTGAAACACACAAACTACACAACGACTTATTCTAAGTCATTAAAATATCCTACTTTAGTGGAATGGTGGGATACTAAAGCAAAAGTTGGTTGCGCAACTCCAATGGCTCGTAAAGACCAATTTGCTCCAGATCCGTTAGATATTGTAGATACTAAAATCCAAGCTGATTATGATGCTGCTAATCAAGCACATAAAGCTAAAGGTTCAAAAGGATTCGATAGAGGTCATATGTGTCCTGCAGCTGATAATTTATGTCAAACTCCTGAGGTTCAAACTGAATGTTTCTATTTTTCTAATATGGCTCCACAATATCACGCTTTAAATGCTGGTGATTGGAAAACATTAGAAACAGCAGAAAGAAACTGGTCAATTCAGAATGATTCAGTTCACGTATGGTGTGGTAATTTGGGTAAAGCAGAGGTATTAGGACCCGATAATATGGCTGTACCTACACAATGTTGGAAAGTAGTTTATATTGTAAAAACAAAAGAATGGTTAGCTTTCCTATTTGATAATGTTGATGGAAAACAAACAGGTTTAGAATCACATAAAGTATTAGTTGCGGATATAACTAAATTAACTGGAATTAAATTTAAATAATGTTACCTAGAGAATTTGTTAATTATCAAGATAAATTATATTGGGTCTATAAGAAAATGGCCTCAAGTAAGATTAAGGAAGGTTACACAAATGATCTAAAAGAATTTTGGAGATGTGACGTTGTTGTTAGAAATCCTAATGACAACGTCCTTCTTTTTTTGAAGGAAATACCTGAAGCGCAAGTTATAAGTTAAACTAAATCTTTGATTTTTCTAATACATAAATGAGTGAATAGTTCCTCATTTTTTCTCGCCTCCTTTTCGTAAGGATGGTTTTTATAATAATATTTTTTATATAATTCCATATATTTTACATCTGATTGTAAATAATGGGTATATTCGTGAATAACTGTCGAAACAACCTCTTCAATGGTTAAACAGTTTTTATCATAAACTATTATTTTGTTTTGTTGAGCATAAAAGACACCACTTATAAATCTCTCAGTTTCTTCTTTAACAAAATTGATTCTAACACTAACTTTGGGTAAATCTTTTCTACGTTTATTAATACCCATATTCTCTCTACACCACCTTGTGGCTAACAATGCGTAACGCCTTTTGGTTTTGATGTCGAGATTTTTTTTAGCCATTTTCTGCGGTATCTGTTTTTGTTTTTATTTTTCTCTTAGTTGGTTTAGGTAAAATATAATCATTAACAGCTTCAAAATTGTTTGAAATGTCTTTCAGAATACTAGCAAATTCGTAATTTTCTGATTCTTCGTTCTTTTTCATAAGAACTACTAAAAAACTTCTAAGCTCATTATCACTTAATTTTGCTCTATTACTAACTGAGTTTTTCATTAATTTGAAAACCATATATTGAACATTCATCTTTTTTTCAATAGGTAACTCGAAATAACTTTCAACATTAACATTGTCTAAAATGATGTTACTCACATTTTCTAAAAATAAAATAAAGGAAGGATGGTTCAAATTCACTCTCATATCTTTCGTTTTAAATAAATACTATTTTGATTAATATAAAATAAAAAAGGGATAAAAAAAACATTTTATCCCTTTTATTTTTTCGTTAACTGTTCTTATTTGGCCCATTTTCCACGACTCACAATTTGTGCAATTATTCCATAAACAGACAAATCCGAATAACTATCTTGTACACTTTCTCCAACAGTATCCTCTTTACCAAGCAAAACAAGTTGTTTCAATCTTTGGATCTTGTCATTCATTCTGAACCACAGACCTGTAAGTGATAGTTTAACTTCTTCAGGGGTTTCCAATTTAGTTCCTACAGAGATGTTATCAGGTCCATAATTCAATTGTTTTCTACAGAACAACTCATATTGCTCCCTCATAATTTTCTTGAATTCTGTGGTTGTTTCAGGGTATTTCTCCTCACATTGTTTAATAGGAGATAATAGGGTTTCTTTTTCTTCTGCCATAATTAAAGGTATTTATTAAAATATAAGAAAAAATTACTGATAAACCAAATATTTATATAAAATAACTAAAAATGGCATCAAACGCATATAAACAAATGCAAGCAGGGGGTGGTCCTGGAAAAGAAGAATCGGGAGAAAAGAAGACCAAACACACATCACTTATCAAAATGTTAACATTTAGAGTGGTTCCTGCATATTATAAAGAAATTGAAAAAGTTGCTAATCGTAAAAAAATTACTGTTTCTAAATTGATCAGAACCTATATTTTGGAAGGTATGAAAAGAGATAATGAAATAAGTAATTCACAAGGACAAGAATATACAGGATAATGGAAAATACTATCTTAGAAAATAAAATTAAAGAAATAGTGAACAATGTTCTTACTGAAGAAGCTGCTAAAGTTTCTCGTTATGAATTTGGTCGTGTACAGTTCAAAATAGACGAATTAGAGAACTCATTAAATGAAACAATAAAGGAACTAAGAAAATTACAAGATGCTGTTCCTAGTGGCTTAAAAAACGTAGTTAACGGTCGTTTAACTAATGTATCTAAAAACCTATACGAATCTAAGAAAACAATATTAGAACTTAAAGAAAAAGTTAAAAAGTACAAAAGAAATCTTTATTCTCAACAAATAGAAGAAAAAAAATAGTCGATTATTTTTTATTTTTTAAAACTTGTTTACCTTCTTCTGTTAAAAAAAACACCTCTTCAGTGTCGTCATCCTCATAAGAATTTACCAACCCTTTATCTTTCATTTCATATAAAATGGTACCTGCAATTATTAATTTGAGTATCGCTTCCATTTCTTCCTGATTGAATGCTATATCTTCTGATAAATCCTTACCATCGATAAATTTATCGGTTAATTTATCACAAAAAACTGTCATAGCATAATCGGTCGATTCTAAATCAAATTCTTCAAAAAACCCATCTTCATTTAGGGTGGAGATATATATTTCAGCTAATTCTATTATTCCTGGTTGATATATTTTATTCATAATGATTGATTAATTTAATTATACCTAAAATTTTTGATAAAAAAAATTAATTAGTTGAATTTTTGTTAATTTTTTCATATATTATGATTAAAATAATATAGATGAAAAAAAATAAGATATTCATTCAAATTGCGTCTTACAGAGACCCACAATTACTACCAACATTAAAAGATTGTATCGCTAAAGCAAAAAATCCCAAAAATTTAGTTTTTTCAATTGCTTGGCAACATTCACCAGATGATGCTTGGGATAATTTAGATGAATATAAAAACGATAAGAGATTTAAAATTGTTGATATCAATTATAAAGATTCTCAAGGTGCTTGTTGGGCGAGACATCAACTTCAACAACAATATAATGGAGAAGAATATACATTACAATTAGATTCACATCACAGATTTATTGAAAATTGGGATGAAGAGTTAATCAATATGATTAAAGACTTACAAAGCAAAGGTCATAAGAAACCTTTGTTAACTGGATATGTTTCATCGTTTGATCCTGATAATGACCCAGCGGGAAGAGTGATGCAACCTTGGAAAATGAATTTTGATAGATTTATTCCTGAAGGCGCAGTTTTCTTTTTACCTGCAACAATTGACGATTATCAATCAAGAACTGAACCAATACCTGCTAGATTTTATTCAGCACATTTTTGTTTCACATTAGGACAATTTGTAACTGAAGTACCACACGATCCTGAATATTATTTCCACGGTGAAGAAATATCAATTGCTGTTAGAGCTTATACTTGGGGATATGATTTATTCCATCCTCACAAAACAATTGTTTGGCACGAATACACAAGAAAAGGTAGAACTAAACAATGGGATGATGATCCAAAATGGGTTACAAGGAATTTAGAATGCCACAAAAGAAATAGAAAACTTTTTGAAATGGACGGCGAGGTTAAAGATATCGATTTCGGACCTTTTGATTTTGGTAAAAAAAGAACATTAGAAGATTATGAAAGATATGCTGGTGTTTCATTTAAAAGAAGAGCAATTCAAAAATATACCTTAGAAAATAATTTAGCTCCAAACCCTCCTTTATATGGTGAAGAATTTGATGCATCGTTTTTGAGTATTTTCAAACATTGTATCGATATTGGATTTGATAAAGTACCTGAAAGTGATTATGAGTTTTGGGTGGTTGCATTCCACGATGAGAAAGATGAAACAATGTTCAGACAAGATGCCGATGCTAATGAAATTGCTAGAGTTAAAAGTGATCCTGATGGATATGGTAAATTATGGAGAGAATTCCAAGTAGATAAAAAACCATCATATTGGGTTGTGTGGCCTTATAGCACATCTAAAGGTTGGTGTGAAAGAATAACAGGAACATTATAATGGTTAAAATTCATAATAGTAAGATAGCTGATATTGGTTATTATATTAACTTGGATAAGAGAACTGATAGAAATCAACAACTATTAAGTAATCTTAATGAATTTAATATAACAGGAGTTAATAGATATTCCGCAATATCCGACGGACCGGCCCCGCAGTTAAATTTAGTTAATACAACATTCCAAATATATAAAATATTTTTGGAGTCTGATGCTGAAAGTTTATTAATCTTAGAAGATGATTGTAAATTTTTAGACATATTAAAAAGCGATTATGAAAAAATATTTGATGACATTAATAACACAGATTGGGATTTATTTTGGTTAGGTTGTGTTAATAGAAGAGAACCAAGATTTTATAAAAATAATTGTTACCAAGTTTCTTCAGTTAGTTATGCACAATCTTATGTAATAAAAAGAAAAATGTGTGAAGATGTATTGAAAAATTTTGAGAACAATTGGAATAATTTGTGTCCTGATGAAATGTTATCTTTATTTGCGTATGGTTATGATATAGCATCGAATCCAAATAAATTCGAATTTTATAAACAAAATCAACCATTAGACGTTTTCACAACAGAATACAAATGTTTAACTTATGAATCTTCTTTAACTACACAGTATAACTCTCATTCTGATTTATGGCATCATATGACCAATTTAGAAGAATGGATTACTAATCATCATCCAAAAAAATAATAATGAAATTAGTAACAGTTACTTGGTCATACGAAGATGAGCCTAAAGTAGATAATTCTTTTTTGGTTCTTTCTTTTTTAAAAAATAATAACATAAGTGACATACATAATATCCATTTTAATAGAAACAATTATAAAGATTTAGAGTCTGAATTCAATGAAAAATTCGGTAATCAATATGAATTCTTGTTATATAGAATTTTTTTATTAAAAGATTATTTGTTGAAATCCGATCTCGAAAATATTGTATTTGCGGACACAAATGATGTGGTTTGTTTGAATAGCATTAATAACATTGTTATAGACCCAAATTCCGTTGTTTTCTCAAGTGAACGACATAGATATCCAAATGAAGAAAGTATCGGGAATTGGTCTCCTACGCACTTATATCCTGAATATAATAAAATCAATGAATTATTCCTTAATGGTGGTTTATCTTATGGTACTAAAGAATCGTTTATAAAATTATTTGATATATGTATAAATGAAATTTTTCCTTTGGAGTATAAAAATTTTGGTGGGGACCAAGGAGTTTATACTTATTTCTTTATAAACCAAAATGACGGATTGATAAAAATTGATGAAACCAAATATTTTTTAAGTACTTATTTAAAATCCCCTAACGATTTTAGAAAAGACGATATTGGTGTTTATTCGTTAAAAACTAATTCATATCCGATTTTCATTCACGATAATGGATGGAATTACGGTAGTCCAAAATTTATAAACCATTTTAATTTGATATGATATTTGTAACAATTTGTATAGGTGAAGAAAGAAGAAATGACACTATGCACCTGTTAAATGATTTAAGAAACTTAGATTATAAAGTTTATTTGTTGACAAATATCGAATTTGACATTCAAAAATTTCAATTTTATAATGTAAAAATAGTCAAATTGGATGTTGATTCTTGGAATGATTTCCAAAGATTTCAAATCATAAAAACAGCATTTTTAAACGAAACAGATGAATATGTATATTATTTAGATTCGGACTCTAGATTTTTTAATTTCAGGAATGAAAAATTCGATAAAGAAAAATTTGAAAATCTATTATCAACTATAGACTTTGATATTATGTGTCCGTGGTTTTTAGATCCAATTAAAACCCAATTGATACCACCAAATATAAATGACAATATAAATTATAGAAATTTTAAATTTGGATTCAATTCTTTGATTGAGTATTTCAAGACAAAAAATAAAAATTACTATGAAGATATCGAAAAATGTTCTCCTTTAGAAACTTTACTTATTTTTAAAAGGAGTGACAGAATGATATCCTTTCTTGATGAAATGTTAATAATTGTAGATAAATTGATTGTAGAAGAGAAAAAAATTGGTAGAATCTATCTTGCATCAGGTTGTGGATTTGCTATGAGAATGATGTGTAGCGTTTACAATATAAACATAATTACAAATAAAATAGTTTATCATTTTTTCAAAGGTAATTTCTTAAAGGAAGTTTTTTTATTTGATTCAATAATAGACAGAAACGAAACAATTTTTTAATGAAAAAATACTCCTTAATTACTACTTATTATTGTAAAGATTGTAACTATTCAACAGATAATCGATTTAATTTCGATGGTAATTCGGAAGATTTCTACATTAATTTTTCCAATGAATTTTCACCATTTGATATGGATAAAATACCGTATGTTGGTGTTACAAAAAGGAGAGATTTAGTTTATGGTAAAATATTTTTATTAAAAGATTTTATAGAAAAAAATATATTAGATAAATACGAATATTTGTGTCATATAGATTATAGCGATACTAAATTTTCAGGTAGCTTTATGGAAATGATGAAAAAATTTGAATCATCCAATATGGATTTTATAATATCAACAGAAAAAAAATGCTGGCCATATCTTCACTCAGTCAATAACTGGTTAGATTCTCCATCATCAGACGAAGAGTTTAAATTTATAAATTCGGGTGCAATTATATCAAAAACTGAAAAATTTTTACTATATTTAAATAAATTAATCGACATATGTTTAAATGAAAATATTGATTTTTGGGACGATCAGGGAGTTTGGCAATATTATAATTTGAAGATAGAAAAATTAAACGCAGATACTAATTGTGAGTACTTTTTTTCAACCTCAGAATTGGATGAAACTTACTATACAATTGAAAATAATAAAATAAAAACTAAATTTGAAACATATCCTTATTTAATTCACGATAACGGTAGTTTCAACTTAAACTTAATATCAAAAATATGAGCGGAGTAGCAGGACACTTTTTTTATAAAGATACCATCATTTCACAAAACCCAAACGTAGCGGGACCATTCAAAACATTATTTGAAACAATAAAACCAAATCAAATCCTTGAAGTTGGTACATCCCACGGAGGATTAACATTGTTATTGAGAGATTTATTAGACGAATCGGGTTTATCTGAATGTCAATTAACATCGTATGATGTTTTAGATTTTCAGAGATACGGATTAGATAAAGCAATAAATGAGGGTGCTAAAATAAATTTCATACTTAAAAATGTTTTCAATCATCAATACAATGATTTAGTGGAAATAGATGAAATTGTTAATTATATCAAACAATCGGGCCCTACAATTGTATTGTGTGATGGTGGAAGTAAAAAGAACGAGTTTAAAATATTGTCTAAATTTTTAAAACCAGGTGATATTATTATGGCTCACGACTATGCTGCTAACCAGCAATATTTTGAAGAAAATATAAAAGATAAAATTTGGAACTGGTTAGAAATACAAGATTCAGATATACAAGAAGCGTCTGATGAAAATGGATTAACTCCATTCCAACAAGATAACTTTACCAACGTTGTTTGGGTTTGTAAAATAAAAAATTAATATGTCTACAACAATAGTAACAGGTATTTGGGATATTAAAAGGGACCAATTATCAGAAGGATGGAATAGAAATTACGATCATTACTTAAATAACTTAGCTAAGTTGATGAAGTGTGATGATAATATGATAATTTATATTGAAGAAAAATATAAATCATTCGTTGAAGAAAGAAGGGACACTTCCAATACAATGATAATTGTTAGAGAACTCGATTGGTTCAAAAGTAATGGTGAAATGTGTAGTATGATTGAAAAAATAAGAACTAATCCTGATTGGTTTAATCAATCTGGTTGGTTACCTGAAAGTACTCAAGCAAAATTAGAAATGTATAATCCAATTGTTATGTCAAAAATGTTTTTGATGAATGACGCAGCAATATTGGATCCATTCAATTCAACTAATTTAGTTTGGATTGATGGAGCATTGACAAATACAGTTCACGAAGGTTATTTTTGGCACGATAATGTAGTTAAAAATTTAGATAAGTTTTTCAATAAATTTAGTTTCGTTTGTTTTCCCTATGACGGTAAAGTAGAAATACACGGATTCAAATATCAGGAGATTTGTCAATACGCTGAAGATGTAGTTAACAAAGTAGCTAGAGGTGGAATTTTTGGTGGTCCTAAAGAAATTATCAGTAGAGTAAACGACATTTACCATTCGTTATTGATGGAGACGCTATCAAAAGGTTTGATGGGTACTGAAGAAAGTATTTTTACGATTATGGTCTACAAATATCCTGAACTTTTTCAGTACTACGAAATTGAAATGAATGGATTATTGGGGATGTTTTTCGAAAATCTAAAAAATAAAAATTTATACCCGAAAACAGAAAAAGCCGATACGATTAAAATTAATCCACACGATAAGAACAACGTCGCTCTTTATGTATTGACTTATAATTCACCAAGTCAATTTGAAAAACTCTGCTTATCTTTTGGTGAATATGATGAAGATTTTTTGAATAAACCAAAGAAATATCTTATCAATAATTCATTGGATCACACTACAGATGAAGCTTATAATAACTTATGTGTTCAATACGGATTTGAAGAAATTAAAAAAGATAATATAGGTATTTGTGGTGGTAGACAATTTATAGCTGAACACGCAGATGAAAATGGATTCGACTATCATTTCTTTTTTGAGGATGATATGTTTTTTTATATGGGTGAGGATGAATTTTGTAAGAATGGTTTTAGAAGAAAAATTAAAAATTTCTATGATATTGTTATGAATATTACTTGGAATGAGAATTTTGATTTTTTAAAATGGAATTTTACGGAATTTTTCGGTGATAACAGTAAACAATGGGCTTGGCATAATGTACCTGCAGGAGTTAGAGCTGAATTATTTCCTGAAAAACCCGTTAAAACAACAATTGATACCAATGCTGCTCCATTCTTAAAATTCAAAAATATAAAATCATACAGAAAAGTTCCATATGCAACTGGCGAGATTTATTATTGTAATTGGCCTCAAGTGGTTTCAAAAGAAGGAAATAGAAAAATGTTTTTAGATATTAAATGGGCCCATCCATTTGAACAAACTTGGATGTCTTATATGTACCAAGAAACGTTGAAAGATAATTTATATCCGGGTATTTTATTAGCAACACCTACCGAGCATAATAGATTTGATTTTTATTCCGGTAGCCATAGAAGGGAAAATTGATATATTTATTACTACACAAAAACACCATAATAAACTAAACAAACCCCAGATGGACGACGGTGATAGTAAAACAAATACACAAAATCAAACATCATTTTTCTCACAAAGAGAAAAGATTGATGTTTTACAAAGAGACATCTCTGATGTTAGCAATGTTCTTCCTACCTTTTGGATACGATGCCCTTTTCAAATTAATAATGGACGCAACTGGTTCGTATTGGATAGCCGATATCGTTTTCTATTCTATTTCGGGATCTTTCTTTACGTTATACTTTTTATTCACGAGATACTTAAATAAAGAAAAAACCTCCAATTAGGAGGTTTTCTTTTTTTCGTCTGGTTTTTGTAAACCTTTCTTTAATTCTTCTTTTTTGGTGTTATCACCTTTAATTGCTGACTTATGCTTTTCAAGAATTTTCTTTTTTTCTTGGTCAGTCATTCCAAATGGATTACTCATAGTTTATATTTTATTCATTATTGTTAAACACTCTTCTTTTTTATATTTCAATACCTGACATTTCTCATAATCTTCTATGTCTATAAGGGCTTGGGTTAAAACATCGATTATTTCTATGTAAAATTCTAAATCATTATCATAGATTAAGATTGTCCTGTTATTATTATAATCAATTAATGTTTCATAGTCAATAGAAATCACATAATTATATATCATTTCTAAATCATTATCGTGATAATTGTCTACTTGTAATATTCTCGTAGCTTTTAACAAAAAATTATATGCAGGGTACATACTATAAATACTACAAAATATTCCTCATTTTTTTGTCTAAGATTTTGAAACATTCATAAAATCCTTCTATTTCAATATCCTCCCGATTTTGTTTGGAACAATCGCCCAAACCAAAAACAACCCCATTACTCAAAGATACTGAAAATATCCATTGGGACGGTTTACATATCTCAGTAGTTAAATAAACACCTTCTTTATCAAAAAAATAATAGAGTTTTTTAATATCATAAAAATAAAGACTCGAAATGCTTATAATTCCTAAGTTTGGAAACATCCTTTCCTTGAATCTTTTAAAGGCAATAGGATATAAAAATTCAATCGTATACCAGTCCATACTTTTAATTATGTTCATTTTAGTTGATTTTATATATATGACTTATAAAAAAAAATTTCTTTTGAAAAAAAACCAAATAATTATGATTATTTGAAATGAATATATTAGAACATTATTACATAGAAGATAAGAAAACCCTTTATATTGAATTTTCAACAAAAGAAGATGGTGACGATTTTTATCGAATTTTAGAATTGGGTTTTGAAGATATTGAATACTATTCCCCCACTATCATTTATGAGGATGAATTAAGAAGTATTGACGAGATTTTTATATTTGACCTTATTGAGCAATATTTATTAGATAACGATCTACCAGAGGAACAGAAACTCTGATATTTATATTTGTATGACCGATAATCAAAAAGAACAACTTAAAAATTTTGCTAAATTTGTAAGAGAAAAATTGGAACTTGAAAAAGCCCCTATTATTTCTATTCAAAATGGTAGAGGTGATTTGAAAACAACAGCAAATTACGATTATACCAAGGAAAAAAAAGTTATTAAGGTAAATGCTAAGAACAGAGCATTGGTTGACGTAATGAGGAGCTTAGCGCACGAAATGACCCATCACAAACAATATGAACAAGGTAGACTCAAAGTTAAACCACCAGATATTGGAGGTGAAATTGAGGATGAAGCTAATGCCAAAGCGGGTCAGTTTATTAAAATGTATTCAAAAATAGACCCATCAATATACGATTTCTAAAAATATTCATTCTCTCGATTAAAATATGTATATTCTTTGATATTTATTACCTATGAAGGTATGTATAACCGAAAAACAACTTAAACTATTATTATCCAAACGTATTCAAGAAATTGAATTAGGTGAGGCTGATGAGGCACCATCAAGTGGTGATTCATCTCCTAAATCAGGAACATCGGATAAACAATCAGGTGGTAACGGTTATCCTGAAGTATCTAAATGGGAAGACGTTGTGAAAATAACGAGAGGAGTTGCTAACCCAATTGATTATAAGTTGAAATGGGAAGATGAGATTGATATAACAAGAGGACCCGATAATCAATTAAAGTAATATTTATATATTAATGGACTATAGAAAAAAACAATTTACAGAAAAAACAACATTATTTGGTTTGATACCAAAAAGAGGATATGTTTTTGAAGCATTAGCAACTGTAAATGGTCGTTATATTATTATTCAAGATAGTGTGTTCGATTTACAAGAACAAGTCACAATAGGTAATTTATGGGATTCATTGGATATTTTTAAAACAATATTTCAAAATACTGAGGTTGAAGATAAAGAATATGGAATTGTAAAAGAAAGTATTTTAAAACTTCCATTGTTAGAAACAAAACAAAATTTACACGAATTAAGAGATTTATTGATTGAATGGAGTTTTTTTGATGATACTTGGGTTGGTAAGCAATTGAAAAATGCAGGAACGAGTATTGCTGATGCAGCAAGTGAGGCTTGGGAAGGAGCAAAAAAATTAGGACTTGCTATAAGTAAAGGTGATTGGGGTCAAATTTTAGGTTTATTAGCAAAAGGGGTAAGATTCATATTAAGGAAACTTAAAGATGCTTTATATAGTAATTTAGGGATGATTGTTGATGGTATTTTATTAGCAACAGGTGTTGGTAAAGGAGCACAAATGGTTGCTTGGGGTTTAGTATTAGCTTTAGACGTTTATCAATTTATTTTTAATGATTACCCTAGTGATGAGGCAAATAAAGCAACTTGGCAAAAATTATTAGATATTGGTTTAGACGCTATGGGCTTTATTTTTGCTGGTGGTGTTGCAAAAGCTTCTAAAATATTATTAAGACCAATATTAGAAGTTGGTGCAGAAGATAGTGCTAAAATAGCAAAAACTGTGGCAGAAAATCCTGAAATGAAATCCACATTAGTAAAAATTGGAGATGCCATTTCAAATGTCCCTCAAAAATTAGCATCAGTACAAACATCTTTAACTAAAACTTTTCCTAAAGGGGCTGAATTTATTGGTGGTATTTTGGGTAAGTTAGGAAGTGCTTTAAGTGGATTAAAAAATTTTATAATCAAAATAACTGGTGGTGCAGGAAAATTAGGAAAGGGAATTAGAGCAGGTGCAATTGGTGGTGGTATAACATATGCATTAGACCCTGCAAGAAAAGCAGCGGAAGGAAGTGAAAATGGTTTGAAAAAATTATATAGTCCAGAAATGGTAAAAACACAAAACATAAAACCTAAAATTGATTATAGTAATTATAGTGAAGACGAATTAGAATCGCAGATTAATGCTGCTTAAAATATTTATAAAATATGGAAAAGAATTTATTACAAGAAATAAAAAGAATGCGTGAAATAATGAATCTTAATGAAAATGAAAATTTATTATTTGAACAATCTTGGCTTAAAAATTTGTTTAGTATAGAAGGTGAAGATGCTGCAAGAGCATTAGGTAAAGATTTGAAAACAGGAGCATCAGAAGATTTGATTCAAGCACTTAAAAGTGGAGATGAAAATTTAATAGCAGCAGCTAAAAGTAGATTATTTGATGATGTTGCCAAAAAATTAGCAAGCGAAGGTATAGATTTGAAACAATATATGGAAATTAATCCAACAACGGGTAAACCTCAATTTAATTTTCAAAAAATGAAAGCTACCGGAGCTAAAGGGAAAATAATAAGCGCATTAGGCGTTGATAGTCCTCAAGCATATGCCGATTTTATGGTTGATTTCAAAAACAAAAATAAAAGTTTTTTTAACCAATCTGCAGAAGATTTAGGTTCTGGTGCTGGTAAAACAACAACTAATGGTGAAACTGTTGGAAATGAAACAAATGAATTTATTAATCAAGTTGACCCAAAAGAATTTCAAGATTGGGCAGATGCTATAGAATTAAGATTTGGTAAAAATTTTGGTTCTGATAAGTTAAAGAGAGCGGCTATAGATTACGCTTCAAAATTACCAGGCCAAACATTAGATCAAAAAATAAAATATCTTGAAGAAAATTTATCATCATTAGATGCGGTGTTTGCTAATAGAGCAGCAAATGCGACAGGAAAAAGGATCTCTTACTATCAAGGTATAAGAACGTTTATCGCTGATTTAGGAAGTATGATGAGACAATTACCAAGAAATCCAAAACAATTTGCAGGTATGGCTTTTAGAATTCTATCAGGTTTTGCGGTAATTGGTGCTGTTGGGGGTATCATAAAACCTGAAGAAGGTCACGGTCGTCTTTATAGTGCTATGAATGGCGTTAGTTTTGGTTTGTTAGGTATGTTTAATGATGCTCCAACAAAACCATCAGTAACAGGTGCCGGAAGTACTCCTACTCAAACATCAGCAGATAACAGCGCCACAAATACAAGCACAGGAACACAAACAACAAATGCAACCCCAACTCAAACTAAAAAATTAACTTGGTATTAAAATGAATGAGATATATCTAAAAAAATTATGGGACGCTCTTCAAGGAAATTTTGATGTTGGGACATATGAAGAATTTAAATCTCATATGGGAACACCAGAATTACGAAAAAAGTTTTATGACGTTATAACAGCTGAACATTTTGATATAGGTCCTTGGGGAGCGTTCGAAGCTCATTTAAGCGGTCAACTAATACCTGCATATGTTGGTACCGCAAAAGAATTTGTTGATCAAAAATCAACTAACTGGATGGTTTGTAAAGATGGTTTTCCTCCTAGTGGCATTCCATATGGATGTAAAAGTGACACTATAAGATTAATAAAACATATGTTAGGTTCAAGTAGTACAAATGATGGTGTTTACGGTAATGATTTTATCCAACAATTAGTAAATGATGGTTTTATAACTCCCGATAAAGGTGAGCAATACAAGAAAGACCATTCATTCAGAATAACTAAAGATTTATATAACCAAATAAGTCAAAGGCCAATGACTCACGATAAATTGGTCTTCAACCCATCTACTATTGCCGATGTTGATAGTGTAAATGAGTCAATAAAAATTAACACTAAAAAGGCTTTGAAATCTTACTTTAATTAAATTAAAAGATATTTATAATTAGAGTTTAAATGGTTTGGTCACCATTAAACGATAATACTTTAAAACGAAAAGGAGGTATTCCAAATCTCGACATTGAGGCGTAAGCCTCTTTGTTGTTTTATACCCTTTCAATAAAAAACCCCTACATTTCTGTAAGGGTTCCTGAGTGGCAAACAAAATTGATAAGATTTCAATTGTTGTGGAGATGATCGGAGTCGAACCGATGTCTTCCAAATTCAACAATAAGTGACTACACGTTTATTTAATTGGTTCTCAATTAACAAATAGAAGGTTCTTTTTTTTCCATCATTACCTACAACTGTGGGAAGATCACTTCAATCGGTAGACCCTCAAACGGTAGACCCTCAAACGGTACCTTGACACTCTAAGGTGGTATCACACCGTAAGGACTTCTGTTCCTAGGTTATATGTCCGTCGACCCGAGGTAGGGACCTAATTTAATTAGGCAGCTACTTTAGAAGTTGCAAGAACACCTGCAATTTCCATGTTGTTATAAACGTTTGCGTTTATCTTTTCAGTCCAGTTTTTAAAGAGTTATACTAGCTCTTACGTGCCACCTATCCCTGATATCTGAAATCAAATCCAAGGCATCCCCATATAAAAAACAAAGATATGGTTTATTTTGTAACTTTAGGCTTTTTAGCTACAGCTTTTTTTACTTTAGTTTCAACAGCAGCAACTTCATCTTTAACTTTTTGTTCAGTTGAAGCAACTTTAGATTTAACTTCTTTTATTTCATCTTTAACTGCTGATTCAAGTTGTTTTAATTCAACCGCTTTTTCGGCCATTGAACCACCACCTAACAAAGATTTAATTAAGTCAATAATTTTTTTCATATTTTCTATTTTTAATAAATATATACAAAAATTGCAAATTAATCAATTATGGTGGCCACAATTTCCCCATAAACCTCTGTTAAATCGATTATGATGGGTTTATTGATTGGTTCATACCTTTCATTACAGATTGAAGCATTAACAAATAAAGTTTCTTTAACATAAGCAGGTCCATATGCTCCGTGAATGTGACCGAATACGTTAATTTTTGGATTAATTTGTTCTATACGATACCTTAATAATTCACAACCTACGTTTTCATTACCTCTCCATTGAGCAACAAAATCTCTAATTCCATTTGGTGGTCCGTGGGTTATTAATATATCGGTATCATCAGGAATTGCTTTCCATTTAGATTCCAATGCGGGACCTAATCTATCTAAATTAAAAGCCCAATCGTAAAATCTTGGTTGCCAAGGACTTCCGTAAATTTTAATCGGTCTACTGAATTGAGGATCATTGATGATTAATTCACTATCGTGTAAATACGTTACATTACTCTGACTTAAATTTTCTTCATTCAATAAATGATGAAGCCAAGGAGCTTCGTTGTTATGTCTTACCCCATTATAATATTCAAAACCAAAATCGTGATTTCCTGCAATGAATATTTTGTGGTCAAAACCATCTATATTTTGAAACCAATAAACAAAATCTTCAATTTCTTTTTCTTTTCCTTTATTGGTACAATCACCAGCGTGAAGGAGCATATCACCCTGAGGTAATGGATTGGTCATTTTTTTATGTAGACCATGTGTGTCAGATATACAAACAATTCTCATAATTCAAATATACAAAAAAATTTGAAATAAAAAAAACCCCGAACAAACGGGGTTATGTTCCATTATCGAAATTTAGAAACTTATGGATTATTAACATTTTGAATTGTAGGTTGTGAAGGTAATACAGGAGCATTAACTGTTGGTTCCGGTAAATTCACATTAGTCTTTACTAAATCAGCACTTAAATCGCTTTTTGCTCTGTTACCGCCACTAATTCCCATTATTTTATCGAATATTTCTTGTGTAACACCTGCTTCTCTTGTGTATTCAGGTGCCGCTTTTTTAACTGCAGCTTCGGTGGCAGTCCAAAAATTACCAGTAGGTTTAACTCCTAATCTTTCTTGCATCATTTTGATATTTTCACCTTTTTGTTGGAATTTCAACGGCATTTTTTCATTAGGAATGAAATTCGTTTTAGCAACACCGCTACTTGCTTGTTTCTTAGCTAATTCTGATCCAGGACAAGCTTTTGCAGCAATAGCAAGTTCATTTGCTGTAGGTTTATATGTTTGAACATATGAAACCCAATCAAGATTATTGAATGAACTAGCGGGTTGAATTATTTTTCCTCCTTTAACTGAACAGTACATTGTATTAATATTTCCCTGTCTTGTTGGATTTGTAGTAGATGGGGTTGGATTAGTATTTGGAGCACTTCCACCTGAAATACTAAATTTACCTGTGAAAACATCACGAACATTAGCCGCCATACCTTCAACAGTATTTTCAATACCATTGTTTACTTTGAAACCAAGTTTAGTTAAATGGTCAGCAACTATTTTTACATATTGTACATCATTTCTTCCGAAACCAGAATTGATACAATCTACTATACTTTTTTGTTCTGTTTTAGTTAAAAATGAATTTATATTCCAATATTGTGCTGCACTTGTAATTTTATTAATAGCATCTGCTAATTCTTTTTCGTTTGAATGATATGAATGGAAAGAAATTTCACTAGCAAGTTTTTCCTCGGGACTATTACCTTGGAAAACTTGTTCCTGTATATTTTTTTTATTTTCGGTCAATGTTTTACCCATTTGGTAACTCATCATTAACTTGACTCTCTCCAATATAATTTTATTATTTCCCATTTGATATATTTTACTATATAAATATAACAAAAAAAGGTTAAGAAATAAATCTTAACCCTTGAGGTCTGTACGGTTCAAATAAATTTTAACCGAGTCCACCACTTAGTTTTAAAAAACTAAGAAAAAATAAGTTTAAATAAAACTCTGAGAATACAAGTTTTAACGAAACTCTTTCGAGGGATTATTTTGTTCCCACTCTTTTCCACTAACTTTTGGTTAGTAAGTTTCAATGACGGTCAATTAGATTAACCAATCCTGAAGTTATTAGATACTCTTTTAATACTTATTACTCATCAAAGATGCCTCCCTGATTCAACCTTGCGGGTTTAGAGAACTTTCTCAAAAATCATATTGGGCTTGAGACCCTTTATGGCAATGAACAGCTCATTACTATGTAGTCATCTATCTCCAATAACTGGTGAACACTTGCTCTTGTTTTATATGATTGTTAAACCAAAATTAACAAATTGAGTTTGGTTTGCAGATGAGGAAAGTAGTGGTTCACCGACCAGCCAAGCCACCTTTTGAGCGACTCGATACTAAACTACTCTCTGATGTCTCCCGACATCCATATTTTTGGTTTCCTTCGAGATTAAACCCTTGGTAGGATTTAGTCAAGGACAATAGCAGCACCACCTGTTCTTTGCCATACCTTCCGTATTGCTACGCTACGGTTTTAAGACCACCATTATATTGAACCACGCAATAATAAAGTTGGATGACTTTATTTCTTACAATAGTTCTACGAGTTATTCTTATTGATGTTCCCACCTCAACCAGACAACCTGCATTGCCCAGTCATCGAACCCTTTCGCTACGGAGTTACCCTCACTACTTCAGGTCCAACGATATCTCGCTTGTCTACTCGAGCTCCATTGCTGAAGCCGCAAATCGATTAAACCAAACCGATTCACTTTATCCCACTTTCGTGGTTTATTTTATTGACTATAGACCGCCAATATTTTTAATTCAAAGAACTATTCAATTAAATAAGAACAATCTTTACCCTCTAAGCTACGGACAGATGGGATTTATATTCCGTCGATTGTTCCTTTCTTTTACAAAGATACATAAACATTTTCAAAAAGAAAAATAATTTTGAAACTTTTTTTAAAAATTTTTTTATATTAATTTTAATTGCTCTTTTTTTTGTGTTTTTGTTAATTGATTTAACTCATTTTCAAGTTCTTTCATTCTTTCAATTTTATAATTTTCGTCGGTTTTAAATCTAAATTTACTAAACCATACATGTTCGTAATTTAGGGTTTCGTGATCGATATGATTTGGATTTTTAGCCCAAAATAAACCACATCCGACTTTTGTTAAATCTATCTCAGGATAGGAAACATATATAAAATTTTCTAATGATTCTACCTTCAAATTTAATTTTCTTGCGCTATATCCCATAATTCCTTGGTCCGCTAATAACCACAACCACTCGGGTATTTTTTCATAATTTCTTTTGATGATACTCAAATGTTTATTCAGATAATCCTCACAAAGTTCATTATTATTTATATATAAAAATGAAGTATTTGGCATTAACATGTTTTGTGCAAAATCTTCAATTCCACCGATGCTATCAATTTGTTGGTTTGAAACAAAAAATTCACCTCTTTGTATTTCCCAATGAGTATGAACTAAATCATAATCATATATCCAATTGGGTAATTCGTCCCTTATTATTAAATCATTATCTAAAAATATGAATGGTTCTTTTTGTTTTCCTATAACAATTGATTTTCCAGTAGTCCAAAATTTACCTGCTTTTATATCATTATTTTCATTATCAAAAGTGTTAAGTGTATCAACATCAATTTCATCCCACAAATCTAACAAATTTAATTTTTTGTAAAATTCAAAACCAATTGTATCAGTATAAAGTTTAGTATGTCCTATATGTTTTTTTGCACGTAGAACGGCTACTTTTTGAATCAATAATTCATAATCAACAATATTATAATTAGTTTCATCAATGTCAGACATTTTAATTTTATTATAACCTTCAGCATCATTTTTATGAAAAAAAGGTTTTGTCCAATTTACAAAAATTGCTTTCATTAATTATGAATTAGATATATGTCTTTTTTAATTAACTTATTAATTATATTGTGTAAATTGATTTGAGATTGTTTTTTTATGTTGATTAAGTTAAAAATATTATCCTCAGATCTACCAAAAATAACAGTTGGTTCGTAGTTTAAAATATAATGTTCTAAATCGCAATTAACATAATTAAAAATTGAAAATTCTTCGACTAATGTAACAATGTTTAATTTATTTGAAATTTCAATAAGTTTATTTGGAATTTTTTTATTCGAACAATAGATGAAACCAGCATTTGGTAAAACGATTTCATTATCTAATCTCCATCCATATTTTTGCATTTCGATTATTTGATTATTTACCCAAACTCGATCGTGTTCAAACTCAATTTTGTCTTTTAAATCTAAAAATTCTATCGGATAGGCATATGTTGGAACCAAAAATTCTTTATCTTCTAAGTAAGAATAAAATGTATCATCAAATTCTCTTATAATTTCAACATCCCAATCAAGAAATATAAATTTTTCATATGATTGTGCAGCTAATCTCAAACACTCCAATTTATGATAGAATTTTCTTATGTTATCATTAACAACATCAGATTTTTCTGACACCAATACACAATCAAAACCTTTGGAAAGTAAATATTTGTATTTATCTATCCCCCAAACATAAACAATCTCATTTAATGGAGGAGTGTTATAGAATTCATCGTATTGTCCCCATACGGCTCTAATAAATTTTATTTCTTTTTTTAAAACCATATGGAAATACAATGATTATTCAACTATTTTTTGGATTTTTTCTCTTTTTTTGGCGTTTCCTCTACTTTTTTTGGTGGATTTTGTTCTTCTTTCTCTTCTTTAACCATTTTTTGTAGACTTTCTCTCCATTCTGATTTAGGTATGAATTTCCAATATCCTGAATCTACTTTTTGACTTGCTTCAGCATCTGAAAGTCTTCTTATTTCACCAATTTCGGTGTTTTTTGTTGCTTTGATTGATTTAATACACTTCATAGTTTACCTCCATGTTTTATTTAATCAAATATACATTATTTATCCTAAAAAACAAATATTTATATAAATGAATTTAGATAAAATTATTATTGAACATTTAGAGGCTCTTAAAACACCTATAGAACCTATAAATGAGTGTACAGTTGCAGGTGTTAGACTTGATGATGGTATTGTTTTAGCAAAAAATAGAGATCGAGGGTATACCGCTGAAGTCGAAATAGTTCACGAGTTAATAGAAAACGTTGAAATAGTATATTGGCACGATGTTGATACTGATTGGTCTGAAGGAATGAATGAATTTGGTATTGGGATGGTTAATTCATCATTAATGGTAGGAGATGATGAAAAAGAAGGGGATAAAGTTGAAAAGAAAAGAGAAGAAAAAATGAAAAATCCTAATTCTGATGACAAAAAGAAATCTCCTAAACACGCAAGTGATGGTGCAAAAATTAGACAAGTTTTAACTCAAAAAAATATTAGAGATGCCGTTAAGGTATTAATTTCGACAAAAGGAGATGGAAGTGCAGATGTTAAGGGAGTTACTGGTGAATCAATAATTAGTGATGGCAAAGAAATTTATATTATCGAACATACAAGTATTGATGTGCCGGTAGTTAAAAAACTAAAAAACGACAGAAAATTAGCTGTTAGAACAAATCACGGCATTTTTCACAAAGATGTTGGTTATCAACACGGAATTAAAAAAGATTCTACTCATAGTAGAATGGAAGTAGCTAAAGAACATTTGAAAGATGCAAAAACAGATCAAGATGTTTTAGATATTTTGAAAAAACAATGGACAAAAAATACGTTTTTGAATCCATACAGAAAAACTAACAAATTCCATATGCAAACCACAGGTCAAATTATGATGAATTTGGATAAAAGAGAAGTCACAATTCGTATGGATAAAATCCACGGCGAATTAACAGGAACGGAAAACCTCTTACCAAAAGGGTATGAACCAAAAATCAAAGTTAAAATAGAAAATTAAATATTTTCCTCTCTAAATATTTTTTCTATTTTTTTAGGTAAAGTTTTATAGTTCATATTGAATTTATTAGACATAGCAGCTTTTATAGCTTCATTTTTATACGGACTATTGTTTGGTTTAGACCATCTTCTGGTGATTCTCATCCAATTATAAAAATTAACATATGCATTAGCTTTTCTAATATAATTGTCAATGTTAACTTTTAATCCAAAAGTTTGAATTACTTTAACTGATCTTTTCTCATTATCTAATTCCAAATCTCGTGCAACAGCTATGTGTTTATCAATATTTCTACAATTTTTACCATCCAACCAACTCCATACTTTTTCCAAAGAAACTACCGCATCTTTCCATAATTGTATTTGTTCAACCCATTGAGTCAAGTGAGAATATTCGTGTGCAAGAATTTCAATCCAATCAGGGCGGTTCATTGCTACAACTAATTCAGGTTTTTCTTCATCGAACCATCCTGAACATCTAACTGATTCTCCACTCATTTTAACAAATGTAACATTTCTCAATGAACATTTCACTCCATAAATTCTACAAATTTTCTTGACGTGGTTGATGAACGCTTGTTCTTGTTTTGTGTATTTCATATTTTTTAATTTCTTCTTCTAAAAATTCCATAGCATCATTATCACCTATTAAAAAATCATAACATTTATAGTGCTTATGGAAAGCATTTGGTCCGACCTTTTCTAAATGGTCTTTCAAATCTTCTAACTTAGGTAAATGGGTATGTGTTCCTGACATAATATAATATAACAAAAAAAAGTGAAAATAAAAAATTTCAATAAAAAAACCCCAATTAAGGGGTTTAAATTAATTTTTTTTATAATTCGTAATTGATTATGCGTAACTTTCGTTAGTATCTTCAATTTCTGAATTAACTTGAGAATGAACGATAGAATCTGAATGGTCATATATTTTTATATGTCCATTGTGCCTTCTTGTTGCTTTCAAAGCTTCTTCGAAAGACTCATACAATTCTTCAATTCTATGCATCATACCATTCTCCCATTTTGTAATTCTTAATTTGTGACGGCTCATGTTTTTAATTTTTTATTTAAATATATCCAACCAAATTTTTTTGGTTTTATTAGTGTATTTCTTCAATTTAAATTGATTTGACAGAACATTATCTGTTGGGTCTTTATAAATTGTTAAAAGTTTATTATAAATATCATCGCTACTAGTTGGATCAGCACATTCAGAGGATTTCATCCAAGGTATTTCTACCGACCCTATTAAAGGAACACCAACACTGATTAAATCTGCACCGACAATATTGAATGTCTCTGAAAATGAACATTGTAAGCCAATATCCATTGCTTCACATAATTCCAAAAATTCTTCTCTCGGTCTCCAATTATCATTAATCAATTGATGGTCTTTATCGAACAAATGTCCAAACATACCTTTCAAATTGTTAAGTACAGGTTCACCTTTCATTTCAATCCTTCCCGAATTGATGTGGAATCTTAATTTTTTACCTATGCTATCAGCAAATCTTATTGATGCTATTGCTTGAATCATATGATTCTTTAAGGGTCTTACCGCACCAAAACAACCTATATCAATTGTGTCTTTGTTAAAATTATGTTCCTTAGTTTTATAATTCTGAGGGTAATAATTAGGCATATAGAATACCTTCTCATTTAATTTTTCATTATCCCAACCTTTACTTATTTTTAAAAATGTTTGAACATCAAGTAAAGCCCTCGGTGCATTGATACCAATGTATAAATTTGGGAAATCAACATAATCACCAATCCAATCGAATGCGTTTCCTTCACCTGCTAAAAAGGGTGTTTCACTGTGTAATCTTATAATCCATTTTACTTTAGGATGTAATTTACATAAAATAGTAAACTTACTTGGAACTACCCATAATGCTTCAATAATAACGTGTGTTGGCCTATGTTTAGTTACCTCTCTGTCAATACAATTGTTATCAATTGCAACAAAAAGATTGGACTCTATACCTGAATCAATCAACATTTGATTCATAAAATTAGCTGAGTTGTATAAACCTGTGCTCATACCAATGTGTGAGTGTGTTGCAGCATTATAATCTGGACGCCTTTTGAGGATAAATAGAACCTTATTGTTTGACATGATTTGTGTTTGGAATTATATTGTTAATTATACACAATAATTAACAATATATCAAATAAAACCGATAATTTTTATAAATTTAACATTACAAAAAATTAATCAACTCAATAAGTGATGGAAATTATGTTCAACATTCGGTTTACTATTGAGTTCTTTCAATTCATTAATGAAAGAATCAAAAAAAGTGAAAATAAAAAATTTTATAATTGTAACGTTGAAAATACATCCATAAAATTTTGTGGTTTAAAATTTAGATGACTTGATAATAAATCGAAGTTCACGCAATAATTTCTTGGGTCAGATTCGTTCATTAAAGTGTATTGAAAATCTTTGAATGATTTTAACATATTAATTATTTCAAATTTACTTACATTTAATTCGTTACTACCAATATTCAATATTTGTTCTTTGAAATCGATATTGATTAAAGCACTCAAAATAAGAACACAATCATTAACGTGTAAGTGAGGCCTTTTGGTATTAGGGTCATATATATTTAATATTTTATCATTCTTAATTTCATCAACAAACATATTGATTAATGTATCACCTCTGTATGGGTTTGACATACCATATAATGTTGAAAGTCTTAATATTTTAAATTTACTATTCCCCTTTTCCAACAATATGTTTTCACATATTATCTTCATTTTGGAATAAAGTGAAGTGATTTTTATTGGTGATTTTTCATTTACAATATCTTCAGTACTACCATAAACACTACAACTACTAATGAAAAATATCTTTGGAATTGGTATGTTTTTAGAATAATCAAAAGAATTGATAAATTTCCTAAAATATTCAATTTCAATTTCGACTTGTTTTTCTGTAGTTAATTCATCAAGTCTTGATTGAGCTAAATAAAAAATTATATCAAAAGAAAGAGCGTGAAAATCTGATCTTTGTATAATTGCACCGACGTCACCAATTATCTTTTTACAATTAATTAAATCCTCTGTATTGTATTTGAATTTATCAAAAACAACAACATTGTGACCATTTGAAATTAAATTGTTAGATAATGGTACACCCAAATATCCTCCCCCACCAATTAATAATATATTCATTTAAATACGTCCATTTTAGTTAAATCAGGATAATCATTTATAGTCCATTGTTTAGGTATTTTTTTGATTGCATCGGGTAATTTCATTAAACCAAATGCAGCATTTTCAGGTGTCATATAATAATGGTAACCTAATGTGTCAATATTTTGTTCTCTCCACGGTATCTCAGGTAATCTACCATCATAAGACATTTTTTTTAATTGACGAGCAGCATTCTCATCGTCAGTCAATATCATACCACCTCTACCCAAAGATAAATGTTTTTGAAACTGAAAACTCAAACACATAAAAGTTCCAGTTATATAACTATTTGGTCTCCATAAAACAGCGGCATCTATTATGTTCGGATAGATTGAATAATGATCAACCCAATCATCATCTCTCCAATATAGTTTTATATTTAATTTTTTTGACAACATTGGAATTGAAACATATGTTCTTTTCGGTACGTGAATTGTTAATGCATCACAATAACGTAGTGAAAGTTCCAATGCGTGTGTGCAGCTATCAGTTGCAACTGCAAATGGGGCTCCATAAAATTTAGCAATTTCTTTTTCAAAATTACTTACAGATTCAAAACTCATATTTTATTACATTCAATATTCAAACTAATTAATGTGCCGTTTTCTTTATCCATATGTGGAAGATACGATTGAGAAAAATCATCAAATTTTCCGTGTTCAACTTTTTCCCAATTCCAAAATCTCATATCTTTGAAACCATTATTTTTCAGTAAAAAAAATAAAGATTCATAATCGTAAGCGGTCTTGTGATAAATGGTATTTCTAATCATTTTCATTTTACCGTAAATTGGTCCTAAGAAATTTTCTATAGGATAATCTTTTCTTAGATATAAAAACATCATTTTTCTAAAATCAGGTACGGCCAATCTCAAAGTACCATTTATTTTTAAAGTACGTCTCCATTCTTTTAGAATTTCAATAACTTCATCTCTATCAAAATATTCTAAAACGTGGGAAGCATATATTATGTCTACACTATTATCTCCAAATGGTAATTTAGAAACATCGTGGGAATATAAATGAGGAAAATCACCACCATCAATATGAATCCATTCAGGACCAAAATCTCTTTTTCCACAACCTAAATGTAATTTCACTATATTATTATTTTTATATTTTTTTTATAGAAATTAAAATCACAAGATTGATCCCAATCGTTGTTCATATATTTTTGTTCTATTTTTTCCCATTCATCTGTTACTAAAACTGATGGTTGATTTCTATATCTTTTAGCAAATTCACTCCAAGTTGATATATTTGATTGGATAAGAAATTTGCAAAAGGATAATGAAAATAAATCTACAACATCGTCTAACACTTTTATTGATTCAATGTTTAAACCTGAATAATTTAAATAATACAAAATATTGGATATAAAGTCTTCTTTTGTGATTATATTTTTACCATATTTTTCTTTGTAATATAAAATGAAAGTATATGGTAAATCCGTACTAATAAAAAATTTTTGGTGTGGATTAATTTTCAGCATATTATCAATTATTTTGAAATAATAATCATCAGGTATAAATTTATAACCAATGTCGTAATCTTTAACTAAATTTCTGAGATTAATATATTTTTCTTGTAAATCTTTCGGTAACGTATTCACATCATCATTTGTGTAAAATACACCTACGTTCCTTCTTATGTGAATCCCAACAACATTTTTCATTTTAGTTTTTATGAAATCCTCGATATATGGATTAGCTAATCTAACTAAACTTATTGGACTGAAAGTGTTGTCATTATAAAATGTTGAGAGAGATTTGTAACCAAAATTTGAATACCAATGGTCTCCATTTAAATCGAAAAAATTGGTATTGAACATGTCGTTAATCATATCAATATCAATTTCTGAACCTATATTATTTTTTGTGTATGGGAAAATTGAAGTGTTAGGGAGATAAATCAAATTATATTCACGCCAATGATAATCATCTAAAATGATTTGAAATTTGAAATTGTTTTTTTTGTTTAGTTCATATGCTATTTCCCAATGTAATAATCTATTACATAAACTTGTATCAGTATCAATCCAAGTTGATGGATTTAACCATCTGAGAGTTTTTTCATACTTCATTGAACAAATATAACAAAAAATTTACACTCTAACAAGTGCATTTGCTGCATATGTCATCATAGCACCTAAATGTTTGTATCTAACTTTATAACCCATACCTTCAACTAAACCTACCGCTTGCCTTAAAACAGAGTTTGATTTATATTTTGGATCAGGATTTAAGTCAATATCAATCCATTGTGGTTTTGGTAAACCATTTTCTTTTAGAAATTCAGCAACTTCAAGGGATCTCCACACCTCATTTAATAATCTACTTGGTGTGTTTCTTTCCATTGCCACAGTCTCACGTGTACACAATACGTGAGCACCTTTACCTTTTGTGTAAAGAGCAATAACTACACCATAGATAGTTTTTTTATTACCATAACATTGTGAATCTGAACCAATAAGGATTTCCACATCCTCTCTTGTTGCGATGTACTCTTTGATGTAATCAATTACATCAGGAATTGGGGTTCCGTGAAGAGTTCTAAAATTTTTCATTCTTTTCGTTTTACATAAGTATTTGTTTATGAAGCGGAGAGTAGTGGTAACGATCCACTTTGGGTTTTACCCCAGCCTCGGTTTAGCAAACCGGCCTCTTACCTTTCGAGCAACTCTCCATTGTTGTCCCTCAGGGATTCGAACCCCAACTAGATGGACCAAAACCATCTGTACTACCGTTATACTAAAGGACAATAATCTCAAGCATTCTACTTCCCGCAGCACGAAATTGTATCTAACTTAGCCCAACGTTAGCGGTATGGGTACTTGAGTTGGAGCGAAAAACCAGGAACGATCTGGCAACCCTCAGTTTGGAAAACTGATGCTCTACCAATTGAGCTATTTTCGCATTTGGTGACTGAAAAAAACCTATTCTTCTTGTGGTCTTGTCACCGGAGACCCGTGAGCTCAATAACAGACTCGAACTGTTGTCTAATGATTACAAATCACTTGTTCTACCAACTGAACTAATCGAGCAATTATTGGAACTTTAGAAGGTATTCCAACTGATGGTTTAATACTTTACCACACCACGATTCGCGAGCTGTAAGACCCCAATCATTGATACTCTTCTTACGCTTACACTTCAAGTATCTAGTGAGCGAAAAACCAGGCTCGAACTGGCCACCTTCTACTTGGCAAGCAGACGCTCTACCTAATGAGCTATTTTCGCAAATGTTGAGTGAGACTAACTCAACGTCATTTATTTGTACATAATAAACATTTAAGTCTTTTTGTAGAAGATATTGGATTCGAACCAATGATCTCTTGTGTGTAAAACAAGCGCTTTAAAACCAGCTAAGCGAATCTTCTATGTTATATTTGTCGTTTTTTATTTTTTTAATGTCATCTTTTTTTATGATAATTAAATTTTTTACAACTTTCCATTTACATCTATCACGTTCTCTTTCAAAACCTTTCACCTCAATATATCTATCAAACTCCGTTAAATAAAAATCGGGGAAATAAAGATGTATTGAATTTTCCCATTCATATTCAAATGGTTTTAATTTATTTGTCCATTTGATATTATTTTTATCTAACCATTTCGCCACTTCTAGTTCCCATGTTCCTTTTAATTTGAAACCTTTATACTCTATTATTGGTGTTCTTCCACTAACATTAGATGCGGTATAACTTTCAGGATTATTAAGAACAGCATTTTTCATTGCTTCTCTATGTTTTTTTCTTTGTTCTTCGTTTAATTTATTTCCTTTATTATTTTTACTTAATTTTTTTCTTGTTTCATCACTAATAAAAATTTTTCTACCTTCTAACTTGGCTTTAGTATATTGATTTTTATTTTCTTTTTTTATTAAACCATTTTTTAATTTTTCATTATAAATTATAAAATTAGATTTAATGTTTTGACAATTAGGATTTAATTTACATAATCTTTCATGATTTCTTAAACTATTTCCATTTTTACACTCTTTATTACAAAATTTACATTCCATTTAAAATATGTTTATATTATATAAATATAAGAAAAAATGGAGTTATTTGTTCTAACCTATTATTTTTTTGTGGGTGAGTTCGGATTCGAACCGAAGACCTAAAGTTTATGAGACTTTTGCTCTAAAACCAGCTGAGCTACACACCCGAAATATTTTGTTGGGGTGGACGGACTCGAACCGCCGAACTCGAAAGAACAGATTTACAGTCTGCCGTCATTGCCACTAGACTACACCCCAATTTTGTACTTCCTTTTGGATTTGTTGTTTAGTACTAACCACTCCACCGTGACCAAGGAGAGACTCGAACTCTCACGCATTTCTGCACCAGATCCTAAGTCTGGCGTGGCTGCCATTACACCACTCGGCCATTTAGTCTTTTCCTTACCTCTTAATAACCACATTGCCATTCCGGTGTTACTGCCGGACGCTTACCATTTGTTCAAACGGAAGTGATTATCACGTTGCGCTGATTCAGAATTACGATATCTGGACCCCGAAATTAATAGTTTCGTGCTCTGCCTCTGAGCTAAATCAGCATTTGTCGAGTAAGCAGGATTCGAACCTACGGCATCTTGGTCCCAAACCAAGCATTCTACCGGACTGAATTATTACTCGATGGTCGGCTCCGATTTTTTATACAGAACGTTGCCGAAGTAAACTGTTTTGTGATCCCGACAAGGGTCGAACTTGTAACCTACAGTTTAGAAAACTGTCGCTCTAACCATTGAGCTACGGGACCATTGTGATCCTGGTTGGATTTGAACCAACACGAACATTACTGTTCAATAGATTTTAAGTCTATCGCGTGCTACTAATTTCGCCACCAAGGTATTTGTTTCCCAATATGTCAAAGATCAATACTAATATAAAAAATAAAAGTCACTAAAACAAAAAACCCGAACATTTTTTAGAAGTTCGGGTTGTAATATCTTAAGTTAAATTTATCTTAGATTAGTGTGTCCGAACTTAAAGTGCATGTAGGTTGCACAAGATAGCCATTACCATTATTTAATGGTCTACTCGTAATCCCCAATATGTTATTTAAGTTCTTCATCGTTTATATAATTATATGCAAATATACAAAAAGTATAAATAGGAAACAAATATTTTATTAATTATTTTTTTACCAACGTCTAGGC